CCGAACTGGTTGTTGTCTTAATCGTGATTCATCCCCAGTAGTCCAATCTGCACTAGGAGGAGTCCATCCTCCTGATGGAGCAGTCCACCTTTCACCTGTTTTTTGATTATAATAAGGAACAAGTGCCTGTGTTGTCATCCCTTTAGGACCAGTAAACCCATATGGATTGCGGGAGTCCATATTCATAATGTCTATTTCAGCCTTTCTTATGCCACCCTGTTGAAACTGACGCATTTTGTCAGGACCAAACATGTCCATATTTTGTTGGTCAAAATATTGTTTTGCTCTTGCGGGATTCTCTTCTAAAAACTTGCCAAAGTTATCAAGGTTAGATTCATTGTAACCATAGCTCTGTGCTAGTTTTCGTAGCTGAGTAGGACTATATCCCGTAAAAACATTGTTTGGTAGTGCCATAATAATTCCTTTTTATTTATCTGCAACAGAGGTAATAATTACCAGTCAGTTTTTACCGGCTCTTCCGCTGCCTCTTCTGAAGGTTCAGGGGCCTTTAACTTCTTTTGCATTACTATATTTTGTGCTGTAAGCTCCGCTACTTTATTTAATGCATCATTTCTTTGCTGCATTACTACAATTAAAACATCTTTTATGTTGGCTTCCATAATAATTTCCTTTTATTAGGTTCTCCAAGTGCGATGTAATTTTATTCTGGCTTTGAAGGCCAAGTTGGAGTTTGAGGATTAGACTCATTGGCAGGCATATCACGCAAGGCTTGTCTGTACGATTGCCAGCGAGCCGCTGTCCCGGAAGGCGCATCCGCAGATTGTGTCCAGTCGCATTCGGCAAGCCGTATATCCCGCTCTTGGCGTAATCTTGCTAAAAATTCTGCTGGTTTATTGTTAATTGCAGCATTTCTTTGATTTACAATTCTCTGTTTTTGGGAAGTGCTTAGGGTAACTCGTGTGCCACCATTTGCATTAGCTACTACAGTAGTGGCAACATCACTTAATGAAACTGTCATTCGTATCTCCTCCTATGACTTAGCTAATCCGTACATTCGTACTGTGCCCGATGCTGTATTACTATCTCGACTAAAAAACCGCAATCCTGTGACCGCAGCCGTCCCCTCGAAAACACCATAAGACATAAACGGTGTTGGAGTCCCGTCGTTATCGATCATCCAGCCATCCATCTTCATGTACGTTTTTCCAGCGCTATTCGCATTGTAGATCATAATGATTCCAGACATGTTTTCATTAGTAGCATTTCCTTGGTTAACTGCATTAACCAACTGCCACTCCGCCGCTGAATGGTCCCGATACACTGTAACAGACCCGTTTGTCGTGCTTGAAACCGACCTTGCCCACGATACCCAGCGATAATCGCCTGCATCATCTTCTAAGGCGGATGAGCCGGTAAATACCCTACATTGAATGCAGTTCACGTCGTCAGTTGGCACAACGTCTAGTACATGGAACATATACACATCATAAGTAGAACTAACACCACTAGTAAAGTCTATTCCAGCAGCAGCGCCCGTTGAGAGGTTTGCTTCTGAGATAAAGTTCCATGCTCCGCCTCCGCCTATGTATGTTTTAAGTCGAGAAGCAGCGCACTTGGTATTTGTTCCTCCTGCACCATTATCAACAATAAATAAATCTGCATCTACAATTGCTTCACCAATGTCTGATGCACCATCAATTTCAAGAGACGATAGAGCAACTTTACCTGCTGTCTGAATAGTACCAAGCTTAGTATCTGCAATTGCAGCCGACGCATTAACATCAGCATTAACAATCACCCCAGAAGCTATTGCTGCCGCACCTGTGTTAGAAAGACTAATATCCCCTGACACAGCTACAGGATTATAGTTTGTACCATCGGCTACTAGAATATGCCCACTGGTATTTGTTCCCATAAAGAGATCATCACCAGAGATCGTAAGATCACCAGACACGGTAAGATTACCTGTCGATGATAGTGACATCTTTTCTGCAGCAGCTTCCGAAGCAGCAGTCTTAAAGCTTAGTTTCGTTGCATTATTAGAAGAACTAAAGTCTCCTTCGGATACAGCCTCAATACCAGCGGCTACCAGAATTGCATCTGTGCCTTGAGCTTCATCAGGAGCTTGGAAGTCGAGCTTACCAATAACATCATTAGCAGCAATATCTGTCTCACCCGTTTGTAGAGTAAGCGAAACAGGCTTATCGTCTGCCGTTGCAGTGTGCTTTAGAGTAAGACCCGTATCCTGTACATGAGAAAGTTTAATCTCTTGGTCATCACCGAAGTAAACAACCGCTTCATCAGCAAGGTACAAATCCGACCACTCAAGCGAAGCTGAACCTATGGTTGCTCCATCGGAAGCATCAGGTACGATAGAAGTTTCTGCAGTAAAGGTATCGGTTCGTATTCCAGATGTACCGTTATCGATAGCTCCAAAACCAGAAGTTATTGAACCACTATCCAGTGCGCCAGTTGTAACAATGTTACTACCACCAACATTATGACTTGCAAAATACGTTGATACCGTATCCACATTCGTCATACGCATGGTGCCAGCATCGTTGATTAAGATACCGTCGCCACTGGCTACTGCTGTAGTGCCTCGTGCAGTATCACCATCGATTAAGTTTAATTCCGCAGTTGTTACCTCAGCACCGTCTAGAATTTCTAGTTCTGCTTCATTGATACCAGCACTACCAATGGTAACTGTGCCAGCAAAGGTAACATTCGCACCACTAAACGTCATAGCTGTAGTAGTACCTGACTTGATGATTAGATCACCACTGGTGTTGGTAGCACTACCAAACGTAGTCCCGTCATCTTTGAAGAAAATATCTCCACCACCAGCATCAAGAACAATGTCTGTGCCAGCATCAATATTCGCTAGAGCAGAAGCAGAAATTGTTAAGTCTGTTCCATCGCCCTCAATCTTCTCTCCGTCATCGCCAAAGGTTAGACCAATGTCTGCCGGGATATTAATATCACCGTTAGATCCTACTGTGATTGAAAGATCGGTGCCATCGGACTCTAGTTTCTCACCCGTAGCAAACGTCAACCCTACGCCACTTGGAATGTTTACATCCGCTGTAGCAGTTAGATTGATATTGTTGCCACTGATTGTTAAGTCAGTACCATCGCCTTCGATCTTTTCCCCATCATTACCGAATGTAACACCAATGTCGGTTGGAATATTAATATCACCACCAGCACCTACAGTTATAGAAAGGTCTGTGCCATCTGATTCAATCTTCTCCGCAGTAGCAAAGGTTACTCCTACACCACTAGGAATGTTTACATCTGCCGTGGCAGTAAGATTAATGTTATTACCAGAGATCGTTAAATCTGTACCATCGCCCTCAATCTTTTCACCAGCATTGCCGAATGTGACACCAACCCCAGAAGGAATGTTCACATCAGCAGTTGCAGTGAGGTTAATGTTATTGCCAGAGATCGTTAAATCTGTGCCATCACCCTCAATCTTTTCACCATCATCACCAAACGTAACGCCAACTCCAGAAGGAATGTTCACATCGGAAGTTGCTGTCAGGTTAATATCTGCACCAGACGTTACTGTAATGTCTGTATTATTGCCTTCAATCTTTTCACCAGTACCAAAGGTAATCCCTACATCCGCTGGTACTACAACATCTGCGGTAGCAGTAAGATTAATGTTATTACCAGTAATTGTAAGATCAGTGCCATCACCTTCAATCTTTTCACCATCATTGCCGAAGGTGACCCCAATATCCGCTGGGATATTAATGTCGCCCCCTGACCCAACCGTGATCGAAAGGTCTGTACCATCCGACTCAATCTTTTCTGCTGTCGCAAACGTGACACCCACCCCACTAGGAATATTAACATCAGCGGTGGCAGTAAGATTGATATTATTGCCTGCAATAGTAAGGTCCGTGCCGTCTCCTTCGATTTTTTCTCCATCATCTCCAAATGTTAATCCAATATTAGCAGGAATATTTATATCAGCGCCAGATACTAGATATAAATCTGTACCGTCGCCATAGATATATTCTCCGCCTTCATCATATAGATATAGTCGCTTAGAGCTATCTAAGACAACATCATCACTAAACTTAAAGTGGTCCTCATCTTCCATCCATGTAAGAAGGCCATCGGTTGTTTCACCATCAAAGGTTACAGCAATGTCTGTGCCTGACGTACCATCGCCAATGGTGATAGCCGTTCCTAGTAGCTTTGTAACAGGCCCACCTTCAGCAGACGTGCCATCGTGGGTATGTCCAGTAGATGCAGCAAAAGCAGAGACAAGCTGGGAAAATTCATTATTAAAGTCTGCTGCTTGAATTACTTCCCCATCTACAATTTCTGTGCTACTTTGTCGTGTATAGGTTGAACCCATTATCTACGTCCTCCAGTTGTAAATTCTAATTGATACGAATGTATGGTAAAGGGGTTGTTTGAACTATTGTGATTAACTTTAACAGCTAACAAAAATCCTGATCCTTCAATCGCTCGTCTAAAGATAGGGACTCCG